AAGATACAATACAAGTACAACGAGGATCAGTTAGTCGCTGACCTCAAGAAATATGTTGACGAAACATATGGTGAACACTACGCACAGAACAAGGTACAGACCACTGAGTTTGTTATCGACGCTGGTCATGGCGAAGGGTTCACGTTGGGTAACATCATCAAGTACACTCAACGATATGGCAAGAAGGCAGGCAAGAACCGTGCCGACTTGTTGAAAGTCTTACACTATGGACTCATGGCATTATATGTCCACGACCAAAAAGAGGGTGAATCATGAATGTAAAACTAATCAGTTGGTCACAGGGTGCGCCTGTCGCCAGTGAGTTGCCCAAGGACATCCAAGAGTTGGTTGCCTACTGTGCTCGGGTCTCAAACCCAGCAGGGCAGATGAACACGGAAACAAATGAGCGGTTGCTTGCCTACCTTGCCAAGAACTCTCATTGGAGTCCGTTCGAGATGGTGTCCCTCTGTCTAGAGATCGACACCACTCGGGATATCGCGCGACAGATACTTCGCCACCGATCGTTCTCTTTCCAAGAGTTCTCTCAGCGATATGCTGATCCAGAGTCTATGGGTTATCCTTTTGAGTTGCGTGAAGCACGTCTACAGGACGACAAGAACCGACAGAACAGTGTTGTCATTGACGATGAGGAACTACAGAAGGAGTGGTGCCAGAAACAGAAGAAGGTAATTGCTGCTGCTGGTGAAGCATACGGTTGGGCAATTGCGCATGGTATCGCCAAAGAGCAAGCACGTTGTGTCCTTCCAGAAGGCAACACCAAGTCACGTATGTACATGAATGGTACTCTACGCTCTTGGTTACACTACATCGACCTACGTGCTGAGAACGGTACACAGGCAGAGCACATTGCAATTGCCCGTGAGTGCGCCAAGGTTATCTCTGAGGTCTACCCAGTGGGAGTTGCCAATGATTAAGTACGTCTATGGGTCTTCGACCGACCATGCCCGTCGTCGAGCACCAGAAGTCCACACTCCTGCTCCTGTCTCTAGTGGCGACACATATGACTTCACCAACACCTACCCCGACAACAGGTCTATCCTGTTGGCGGTTGCTGCCCACGGTCCAAACCTGACAGGTGTAGAACTTGGGTTGTACCAAGCAAGCAGTTTCTGCACTATGTTACAGGTCTGCACAAACGTGGACAAACTCATTGGTGTCGACAAGTGGGAACCCTACGTGGATGACATCGGTGGAGGCGACTTTGTCCGTGATCAGAAGCAGATTGAGTTTATCCGTAACACTGCCATGAACTTCATCCACTGGTCTGGTTGCAGTGACCGCGCAGAGATACTCGAGATGGATACTATCGAGGCATCAAAGCAGTATGAAGATGAGTCTATGGACTTCGTGTTCTTCGATGCACACCTGAGCAGGGAACAACTTGAAGCAGAGATGGAAGTATGGTATCCCAAGATTAAACAGGGTGGTCTATGTATGGGTCACGACTACCACACAAGAGAGACACGCCATGCTGTGTTGGCGTTTCGAGTAAGTAATAATATCGAGACACCATATTTCTTCTACGACCAAACATTCATATGGAAGAAATAAACTGTTGTCTTTACGATCCCGTTACTGTAGAATAGATGTATGTTGAATAGGAGACAAATACATGTCTGAGCAAGCACCAAACGAAGAACAGCAGAAAGCACCTGAGTTCTTCCCTACTGATCCTGACTATGGCAAGGGTGACAAACCTCTTGTTGGCGTTGTGGGTCATGGTTTCGTTGGTAAGGCGGTTGAGCGATCTATGCTCCCCGAGGTCGAGAGGTTTCTCGTTGACCCAAACTACAGCACCACCATCGATCAATTAATTGAGCAAGAACCTTCACTGGTCTTTGTCTGTACCCCAACTCCTGTTGGCGGTGCTGGTCGTATCGACGCATCTGTCACTGTTGACTCAGTGCTGAGGTTGGTTCGAGGCACCAAGGCAGCAATCGTGCTGAAGTCCACTGTCACTCCTAACATTATCGACAAGTTGTGTCGTACACTAATGTCTGAAGAAGCAGTCGGTCGTTTCGTCTATGCACCAGAGTTCTTGACCGAAGGCAATGCAGACCAAGAGTATGCTAATCCAAAGTTCATGGTACTCGGTGGCGTCCCTGCCTCTTGTAATGCCCTGATTGAGTTCTTCCACTTCAACACCTTCATGCGTTTGCCAAAGAACACTGAAGACGATGGTGGTATCCATATCGTGCATCCTTCTGAGGCATCGTTCATCAAGTATGCGATCAACTGCTTCCTTGCTACCAAGGTAATGTTCTTCAACAACCTGTACGAAGCATGCAAAGAAGAAGAGTGGTCTGGCGTCAACCCAACTGTCGTTGCCCGTACTGTCTCTGCTGAACCACGTATCGGTGGCACACACTGGCGTGTTCCTGGACCAGATGGTAAGAAGGGTTTCGGTGGCGCATGCTTCCCGAAAGATCTGTCTGCGTTTGTCAACTACTCTGACAAGATGCCTCTGCTTGAAGAGGTTCTCCGTTTGAATAATGAGATCCGGTCAGAGTATGACCGCGACGATCGAGAGAAAGAGCAGAACATTAATTTCGAAGACACCAAGATAGAGTTAGAGACTGACACAGGAGACGAAGCATAATGTCGATCATGGATAAGTTAAAAAAGAACAGCAAGATCAAGGCATCGTCAGAACTGTCTTCATCTAAGTTCTTCCAAACACGCGACTTAGTCGACACTGGTGTACCTATGGTCAATGTCGCCCTCAGTGGCGACATCGATGGTGGTCTGGACTCTGGTCTGACTGTCCTCGCTGGTCCATCTAAGCACTTCAAGACCTCGTTTGCCCTGTTGATGGCAGCAGCATACCAACGTGCTAACCCTGAGTCTGTAGTGCTGTTCTATGACTCTGAGTTTGGTTCACCCCAAGCATACTTCGAGACATTTGGCATTGACACTGACCGTGTACTCCATACTCCTATCACCAACGTTGAAGAACTGAAGTTCGATATGATCTCTCAACTTGAAGAGTTGGACGCCAAGGACGATGTCATCATCGTGATTGACTCTATTGGTAACCTCGCTTCCAAGAAAGAACTGGAAGATGCTCTGAATGAGAAGGGTGTTGCTGATATGTCACGTGCCAAGGCACTGAAGGGTCTGTTCCGTATGGCGACTCCGTACCTGCGTATGAAGAACATACCTATGTTGGCAATCAACCACACCTACAAAGAGATCGGTCTGTTCCCGAAGGACATCGTCTCAGGCGGTACTGGCATCATGTACTCTGCTGACAACGTCTGGATCCTCGGTCGTCGACAGAACAAGACAGGCACTGAGATTACTGGATATGACTTTATTATCAACGTGGAGAAGTCAAGGTATGTACGAGAAAAGTCGAAGATTCCTGTATCGGTTAGTTGGAATGGCGGCATTGAGCGTTACAGTGGTCTGCTTGATATTGCTATCGCTGGTGGTTTCGTTATCAAGCCGAGCAATGGATGGTACGTACGAGTTGACAAATCGACTGGCGAGATGGTTGGAGGCAAACTCCGAGAGAAAGACACCATGACTGAAGAGTTCTGGGGTCCAATCTTCGCAGAGACAGACTTCAAAGACTTTGTCCGTGACGGTTATCAGATCGGTGGCGAGTCTATGGACCTTGAGTTGGATCTAGATTGATGCAACAAGACTCTGTAGAAGCGGAATCAATCTTCTTGGATGACATGTACCTTGGCGAAAGTGAGGTCGTTTACCACGACCTCACCGAGTACGACAACTTTATCATCGTTGGCGACCCACATTTCTCCGATGACCCTGACCGATGGGCAGTCATCATTACCAATGGGGAATACAAGGATTGGGTCGTTAGGTTTCCCAAGGTTATGCTTGACAAGGGCGAACTTGAGTTCACGTATGAAGTCATCCGCTTGCCTGATGGTGCGGTCTTCTCTGACCTCGATGTCGCCAACTACATGTCCTCGTTAATCGCCAATATTATATCAGAAATGCACGGTTCGGAAGGACAAGTGTACATCGATTCAGAAACTGGAGAAAAAGTCCTTGACAACTGATATGCCATCAATGATCCTACGTCAGTTCTTCACTAATGAAGTTTACATGCGTAGGGTCGTCCCCTTCATGGACCCAGCATACTTCGAGGGTGTACACCAACACCTGTTCAAAGAGTTTGCGAAGTATGTTGCCAAGTATAATGGTATTCCCTCCCTTGAGTCTTTCCGTATCTCTCTACAAGAGTCAGACTCTACCATACCAGAGCAGATGTTCAGTCACGCACAGGATGTGCTGCAAGATCTATTCACTAAAGACACGACAACCGACTCTGATTGGTTGCTTAATAATACTGAGAAGTGGTGCCAAGACCGAGCATTGTTTAATGCTGTCATGGAGTCTATCTCCATCATCGATGGTAAGCACCAATCCCTCACCAAGAACGCGCTGCCCGACATTCTGTCGAAAGCACTATCCGTGACATTTGATACTAACATTGGTCATGATTACCTTGAGAACGCTGAAAATCGTTATGAGTTCTATCATAGAGTGGAGGAGCGCGTCCCCTTCGACCTAGACTATATGAATAAGATTACTAATGGTGGTCTTCCTAATAAGTCTCTGAATATCATCCTCGCGGGTACTGGCGTTGGTAAGTCTTTGTTTATGTGCCATTGTGCTGCCGCCGCGCTCTCTCAGGGAAAGAACGTGCTGTATATCACGATGGAAATGGCAGAGGAGAAGATTGCTGAGCGAATCGATGCTAATCTGTTGGACACCTCGCTGGACCAGATCAGCACTCTGAGTAAAGATACCTTCGTGAAAAAGGTCGATAAGATCGCTGCTAAGACGCATGGTAAACTCATCATAAAGGAGTACCCCACATCACAGGCACACTCCGGTCATTTTCGTGCGTTACTGAATGAACTGAAACTAAAGAAGAAGTTCGTACCTGACATCGTGTACATCGACTACCTCAACATCTGCGGCAGTTCCAGAGTCAAGATGGGCAGTAGTGTGAATTCGTATACTCTCGTCAAGAGTATTGCTGAAGAACTTCGTGGGTTAGCAGTGGAGTTCAACATACCCATCATGTCAGCAACTCAGACGACTCGAGCAGGGTATGGTTCGTCTGACCCTGGACTGGAGGATACCAGTGAGTCGTTTGGATTGCCAGCGACTGCCGACCTTATGCTTGCGCTGGTGAGCAATGATGAGTTACGGGCGCTCAACCAGATCATGGTGAAGCAACTGAAGAATCGTTTTTCAGATCCTGGCTCGCATCAGCGGTTCGTCATCGGCGTGGATAGGTCCAAGATGAAACTGTTTGACGTGGAAGACGCCGAGCACGACCTGATTGGCGACATAACAAACGGTAAGAAGGTCGGAGATATTGACATACCCATCTTTGATCAGAGCACATCTGGTAAGAAAATATCTGCTGAAGGATTTAATATATGAGACACCAATTTGACCTCGTAATCTACTTAATGTATGGATTGATCAACCTGTTAGTCTGGGGATTGATCGCCACAGGTGTATATTACCTGTTGTGAGGTTGACATTTCAACCTAGTTATTGTAGAATAGAGTATTGTCGAGTGCGGGCATAGAATAACAGCACGGGAGAAACAGGATGTATCTCTGTATTTGTAAAGGCGTCAGACCTATGGACTCTGACAAACACCACCTGATAGGAACTGGGTGCGGAAAATGTATCAAACAAGGAGAATTGGATGGACCCATACCTACACACAGTGATCGCGTTGGTCCTTGTGATGGCAGCATACTACATCGGAAGGATAACAATGGCGTTGCAAAGTCATAAGCACTACGCTCTTGGTAAATTGGACGGTGCACAGGAATTGCTAGATATACTTGAGGATGAAGGTTCACACAAGCGTAGTGACCTCATAGGTGCAGTTGCACGATGGTACGAAAACAAAATAGAAGAGGAAGATAACGATGAATTATGAAGTTGGAGATATTGTAACGGTTGTAACCCCAGTTGGTGAGATCGTAGGACGTCTCAAAGAGATCGCAGACTGGGCAATTACCTTATCCCGCCCACGCTTGTTTGTAGCGCAGGAAGGTGGACAAGGGTTTGCCCCTGGAGTCTGTATGACTGGAGAGATGCACCCTGAAGAAGTGACGTTCTACAAGACAGCAATTGTCTGTACGTTACTGACTCACGATGATCTTGCAACAGGTTGGACCGAGGCGACCTCGAGTATTGTCCTGTGAATGGGAAAGGCGACAAGCGCAGACCAGAGGACCAGTCCAAGATAGACTCTAACTGGGACAGGATCTTTGGTAAGAAAGAACTATCGATGTGGGTACACGACTGTGCCCACAACGGTAAACACATGGTCGAATCTGGTGCACCCTGTAACTGGTGTGGTCTAAACGAACAAGGAGAATCCGACTAATGAAGATGACAGCACTAGCGTGTGTACTTGTAGGCACTGTGATTGCTATACTGAGTGTGATTGCCGCTGATGTATCGGCACAGGACTTACAAGGAGACAACTGGAATAGCGGCAACGACCCCACTGGCGCTCCGTTCCTTGCATACCCACACAGTGAAGCACAGATCATGGTGCTGTTTGGATACCAGCAGAGCGAAGATTGTACCGACGTCAAGTTAATAGTGACTAATGTGTTCGATTATTACCCACTAGAGAGTGCAACCGTGAGAGGTGTGTTCGGGTTTCCGTACACAGAGACCGAAGCAGACATGCCACCGACTGAGGCGACAATTACTACCCGATCGGGCAAGTTATTCATAACTGCTCTTTATACCCCATCTGATTTGTTCTATCGAGAGTTATTTAACGCAGAAAACATATCGTGGAGAGACCAGTCTTTCCCCGCTGACTATAACGCAGTGATCCCTATGGATGGGTTTAACGATTCATTCAACGATATGATCTCTGAATGCATACTGGTCTACACAGGAGATCCGGTATGACCTCGGATAACAATACAGGTAAGTTTGACGAAGGGTTTGATTGGGGATTTACAGCAGTAACCCTAGACGAGTTGGATGTAATCCAAGAGACCACTGCCCAACTAGAGGAAACAGGCGCCAAACTGCAAGAGTCCGACGCAGAGTCAAGCGATCTACGCGATCGACTCGACAAGGTGTACGCTGCTATCCAACCTCTGTTGAATAATCTACGGGCAGACCGTGATAAGGACTATATTTACTGGAAAGGGGACGACAGGCACAGGAAGATCGAACAGTTCTCCGATATGTTAGATTCACTCTACGCAGGAACATCAGACTCCTAAATAGTTCCGGCGGCGCACGGAGTGTCGTTCAACAAATACATTAACTCAGATGTCACGGGAGTCGACTATGAGAGTTTTAACAGTATTTGTGACGATTGTTTTACTTAATGGATGTCTAGACGAAACGCATACACCTACAGTATACTCCAACCCTGTTCAAATTGACTCCAACCCTGCCATCTCACCACAAACCACTGCATGTCTAGAAGTAAGTGGCGCTGGGGCAAAGTTCGATCAATTCACGCAGGTTATCAATAACCTCAGATCTAGTGGGCAATCACTTTGCGATGAAGCACCAACTCTAGAGGTTACCATTTCTGGTACGGGTGCGAGGTTTCGCCAAGTTACCGTTGAAGTCAACTACCATCAACAGGATGAACCACTCGATTGGACTTATGCAGTCAGCATGGGAATTGCGACTCGCACTGACAATGGTCTCAGTATTGTGGGCGATGGTCGTGTCGGTGATGGTATTCTTACGATACAGGGAGAGGAATATCTCTTCACTATAGAAGATGACCCCATATGCGAACCAATCAAGTTAAGCGGTTCTTCATACAGTGACTGTGATGGATATTTGATCAGTTCTGTGACTGCCAGAGCGCATAATAAGGAAAATGCCGAGACGTACTTGGACTGGATCTGGTACGGCAACGAGGACACCACAGTAGTCACGTGGGAGATTGCTTTCTGGCAGTACAATGCAGATAGAGAGGAAGACACCATTATCACAGACGAGGATGCACGGTCGTACAAGAAGGCAGTTGACATGATTGCCTCCATGAACGATGTACTGCTCCGGTCTGGTGTCTATGCACAGTTTGAGTTGAAGTATGTCGTTGAGTCAAACTTCCCAAATGATTTGCAGCGTATCAAAGAAAACAATAGACGTGTCACACCTGATGTGGACATTGCTGCATTCTACGGCATATCGTACTCAGGCACTTGTGGTGTAGCATATCCAGCAAGGGCATTTGAGAGACAATCCACCAAGGTGCATCTGTCAAAGTGTACTGCTTCGACTTTGCTCCACGAGATAGGACACACGCTTGGACTGGCACATGGACCTAACAACAGCAGCAATAAGGCAACTGGGTACATCTACTCAGAGTTTGGGCATGGTAATATGAACCAGTGTGGCGACTATTCAACCACTATGTCCTATGGGCAACGTCGTAACTTTCTGTCAAATGCTGACCTGCTCTGCTCTGAGGCAGGCGCTGGGATATATGATGATCCAGCAGGAGACAGGAACATAACAGATGAGGCACATGCACTCAACAAGATCCGCTACATGGTCGCACTCATCAACGATGAGAACCGTTGGGAAGTCTATGAGAAACCTATCATTGAACTGGATGAACAGGAACAGGACGTCCTCATTGACTGAGGACGTGCTTGTCTTTTGACTCTAAATAAGCATAATAGAGTGTATGAATGTGAGTAAGACCAACATGAACAAACTAGACAAGAAACTTCGGACACCTTTGCGGTATCCTGGTGGTAAGTCCCGAGCAACCAAGACGTTGTTCGGGTACTTCCCATACACTTCTATCTCTGCATACTACGAACCATTCATCGGTGGTGGTAGTATGGCGATCGAATTCACACGTCGTTTCCCCAATATACCAGTCACTGTGTCAG